GCCCGCCGGTCGATGCCGCGGGAGAAGTTCTTGCAGGAGTACGAGGCGTCCCCGATGTCGTTCGTCGGCGCCGTGTTCGACGGTGAGCTCATCAACCTGTCGGCGCAGCGCGGCGCGGACATGTTGGTCACGCCCCGCGGCCGGTCGGTGGAGGCCGGGCTCGACTGGGGCTGGCATGTCACCGCGTTCGAGGTGTGCACGGAGACGGCCGACGACCGGATCGTCTGGTTCTACGAGCATGTGTTCGAGCATGTCGAGCTCAACAGGCGATGCCAGGAGATCGCCCGGCTGTGCAAGGAGCTCGACGTCGAGGTGATCTACGCCGACGCCGCGGGTGCCACCGAGAACGTGACGTTGGCTGTGGCGTTCGAGAAGGCCGGTGTGCGGACGGAGATCCAGCCGGTCCCGTTCAACATCTACAAGGACGTCGGGATCCAGACCCGCCGCTACTTCCTCGAAAACATGCTCGAGAACGTGCGGCCCCACTGTTCGGGGCTGATCGCCGACTCGAAGCGGTACCACTATGACGCGACGGGCGAGAAGCCGGCGAAGGGCGACGACCATACGGTTGACGCAGCGACCGCTTTCTACGCTTCCCGCGCCGGGGTGCTGCAAGGGATCGTGGCCCGGGCCGTGGCCGACACGGAAGGGACCGCGGCGTGACACGCTCCGAGGTGCAGGCCGAGGTCGACCGGCTCAAGACCGTTCTCCGGTTGGCTGACTGGACTGTCGAGGTGCAGGACGACCCGGCCGACGATGACGTGGTGGCGTCGATCAATCCGGTGTACGGCCGGAAACTCGCGACGCTCTACCTGTGCGCCGATTGGGATGAGCGCCCCGAGGGGGAGCAGCGCCATACCCTCGTCCACGAGCTGATCCACTGCCATTTCGCGGTGCCGGGCGACATGGTGCGGCTCGACCTGCTGCGGCATCTAGGGCAGGCGACTTACGAGGTGTTTTGGGCTGCCTTCCGGCGCGAGGTGGAGTTCGCCGTCGACGGCTTGGCGGACGCATTCGCACCGCTGATCGAGAGGGGTATCGAATGACGTTGCTCGACCGTATGCGCCGAGCGCCGGGCGGCGTGGCCGGCCAGGACCCGGACTGGCCGCCGAAACAGGTCCGGGAACATTGGAAGGAGGTGCACAGCTACCGGCTGCGCTACTCGAACGACCGGGACAAGCTGATCCGGGCGAACCCGAACCTGCTGTTCTCGAACCACAAGATCAACACCTACACCCCGGTCCCGTGGCCCCGCGAGCTCGCCCGGTTCTCCGCCGCGCTGCTGTTCTCCCAGCCGCCCACGGTCATTAACGAGGCCCACCCGGACCCGATCCGCCGGCTGATGCAGGTCAACGACTTCGGGGCGTTCGCCGTCGAGGGCGGCGTGAAGGCCGCCGCCGAAGGGACCGTCGCTATCCGGGTGATCCGCGACTCGTCGATCTCGAACACCCCGCTCATCACCCTCGTCGACGAGGATCAGGTGATATGGGACGTCCGGCACCGCCATTTCGTCGTCGGCGGAACGGTGGTCGTCACCCGCGTCGAACCGGCCGACCACGGCGACCGGCACGCCTACTACCGGCTGCTCGAGAAGCACACCGCTGGGCTGGTGCAGCGCACCCTCTACCGTGGCGGCCGGGACGAACTCGGCCGGCCCGTGCCGCTGTCGACCATCGAGGAGTTCGCGTCGCTCAAACCGGAGGAATCGACCGGGCTCGACCATCCGACGCTGATCCGCTGGCAGAACATACCGATGGGCGAGTCCGACTATTTCGGGCTCGGCCCGCTGTTCGACGACATCAACGAAGCCGAATCGCTGTTGCTGGACCGGGCACGGAAGGCGATCCCCCGAGTGTTCGTCGACCGCTCCCTGGCCGACGAGTCCGGCAAGCTCGACATCGACGGGTACATACTGACCGGCGGTTCCCGGCTCCGGCCGACGCTCGGCAAGGAGCCCGGCCAGCTGGTGCACACGGTCGAACCGAAGTTCCTGTCGAAAGAGCACATCGACTGGCTCGACCATCTGTCCCAGCTGATCGTCACAGCGGCCGGGTACGCCCCGGAGACGTGGGGGATCCAAGGCAAGACGGCGAACGTGTCCCGGGCTGTCTCCGGCTACGCGATGAAACTCGCCCAGTTACGGACGCTGCTCACCCGCTCCACGAAGGAGCATATGGCGTTGCAGTCGCTTGGATGGTCGGTGGCGTGCGCGACGGCGTGGATGCTCGACGCTCACGATGTAGCCGAGCTCCTCCCGGTGATCGAGCTCGGCGACGGGCTGCCCGACGACCCGCTCGACGGCGCCCAGGAGGTGCTCTGGTTGCGGCAGGCAGTGGCCGCGTCCACGGAGCAGCTTGTCCGCACGCTGCATCCGACGTGGGACGACCGGAAGGTGGTGTCGGAGGTGGACCGGATCATGGATGAGAAGCTGATCGCGGCAGGCGGGGACGTGCCGCTGGATCGGGTCGACGGCGCCGACGACCCGCACGACCCGGACGACATCGCCGGTTCCGGCGAGGAGCGCAACGCTCCGGTCGCATGACCGTCCAACAGGATCCGCCGGTCGAGGAGGGCCAGAAACCGCCGCCGGCCCGGGGCCGGTGGGCGCTCCTGGCCGGCCGTCTCCGGGCGATCTTCACGCTCGCTCAGACCGGCGCGCTGTCCGGGCTGGCGCTCGTGCTCGCCGTCCGCCGCACGCTGGTCGATCATGGCGTCCCGGAAGGGATCGCCATATACCTGTCCGGCTATACCGCATCATCGGTCCCTACACGGCAGTCGCCGTTCCCGCCCGGCCCGGCGGCCCGGCTGATGGTCGCCGACGTGCCTTACTACCGGGCGTGGTACATCACCAATGCGTGCCGGCGGCTCGAACGGACCCCGGACGATCCGGCCGCCATGGCGAAGGAGTCCCGGTATTTCCGGCTGCACCTCAACGCCATGTCGAACCGGCTGGCCCGGGCCGACGAGATGGACCGGGCGGCCGCCGACGTCGCCCGGCCCGGGTCCCGGACGCACCGGCCGCTCCTCGGCTGGCGGGCCGTCATGGACGACCGGACGACCGCGGAGTGCCGGGCCGCGAACGGCAAGAACTTTTATGCCGACCGGGAACCGCTGATCGGCTGGCCCGGGACGGTGCACACGAAATGCCGGTGCCGGCCGACGGCCCCGCACCCCGGCGCAGCCGTTCTGCCGTCTAGGTGACGGACGGACGTTGACGACAGGGTGGTCCCGATACCGAATCACGCCGGGAAAAGCGTGGGTTACCCAGGAGATCGAGAACGACTATGGACCCGAACAATCCGACAGGTGGAGATCCGACGCAGGGGGGCGGCGCACCGCCGTCCAATCCTCCCGCGCCGGGGAGCCAGTCGGGCGCGTCGGACAAGACGTTCACGCAGGCCGACGTAGACCGCATCAACGCCGAGACTCGCCGGAAGGCGGAGGAAGCGGCGCAGCGGCGGTTCCTCGAGCAGCTTGGCGTGGACGACGTCGACAAGGCCAAGGAGATCATCGCCCAGCAGCGGGCCTCCGAGGACGCGGCCAAGACCGAGTTGCAGAAGGCGCAGGAGGCCCGCGAGGCCGCCGAACGCACGGCAACGGAGGCGACCGCCAAAGCCGAGTCGATCCTCAAGTTGTCAGAGCTCAAGAGCGCCCTTCGGGACGCCGGGATCAACCCGGGTCGTATCGAGGGCGCCGTTAAGCTCGCCGATCTCGGGTCTGTCACTGTCACCGATACCGGCGTGGCCGGTATCGAAAAGGTGGTGGAGGCGGTGAAGGCCGCGTCGCCGGAATGGTTCGGCGCTGCCGGCAAGCCGTTCTCCGCCCCCGATGCCAGCGGCGGCGGAGAGCCGAAGTTCGACTACCGCACCGCGTCGCCCGAGGAGCGGTCCCGCCGGCTCCGCGAGCTCAACGTCAAGCCCGTGTCTCACGGGGTTAGTTACTGACCGAAAGGTAACCATCGGTGTCCGACTTCTTCTCCATCCTTCCTGCCTCGCTGCAACCGATCGTCCAGGACGGGATCCTGGCCGGCGTGTTCGAGGAGACGCTCGTCCCGTTGTTCCTGTACGACGCTCTGGCCGACGAGCGGCCCTGGGCCGCCCAGCTGGGCGCCGAGTCCATCATGACCAAGGCCGGCATGATGCCTCGTAACTCCACCCCGGTCACCGGCCAGGACGCCACGCAGTCCAACTACGGCTTCGAGCAGTACCGGCTGTTCATGGATCAGTACGGCTCGTCGATCGACACCAACATGGCGGTGTCGGCGATGGCGCTGCGTTCCAAGTTCGTCGAGGACAACAAGCAGCTCGGCATCCAGGCTGCCGGTTCGCTGAACGAGGTGGCGCAGAACACGCTGTACGGCGCTTACGGCGGTGGCACCACGTGGGCGGCCGGGGCGACCAACGCCTCGACGACGCTGGTCGTCAACGACGCCACCGGCTTCGACCAGGCGTACACCCTGGTCGCCGCGACCAACGGCAACGCGGAGGGCCTCAACGCCGGCCAGTCCGTGAAGGTGGCTCCCGTGTCCGCCTCCAATCCCCTGAACATCACGATCGGCGGCACGGCCAACACCGTCGTCGGGTGCGACCTGGCGACCAAGACCCTGACTCTCGGCACCGCCGCCACGGTCGCCAATGGCGCCCCCGTCGTGTCCGCCCAGGCGGCCACCCAGTACCGGCCGAACGGGCGGGCGTCAGCGAACCAGCTGGTCGCCGGCGACACCGCCACGCTCGCTCTGTTCCGGTCGGCCGTGACCCGGCTGCGCAGCCAGTTCGTCCCGACCATCGGCGGCGCCTACACGGCGCACGTGCCGTCCGAGACGATCGACGAGCTGTTCTCCGACCCGGAGTTCGAGTCCGCCTACCGTGGCCGGGCCGACTCGCCGGTCTACAAGGATCTGGCTTTCGGCCGTTTCGCCGGCATCGACTGGGTGGTCGACGACCTGACCCCGATCGGGACCAACGAGGGCGGTGTCGGCTACTACCGGCCGATCGTGTGCGGCTCCGAATGTCTCATCAAGGGCCCGTTCGAGGAGATGGGCAACCTCGTGTCGGAGATGAACGCCGGTGTCACCGTGCACATCGAGATGCTCGGCGGTGTCGCCCGGATCCTTCGGGCGCCCCTCGACCGGTTCGGCCAGGTGCTCACCTCCACGTGGTCGTGGATCGGCGGCTACAGCGTCGGCACCGACGCCCTGACCGACCGCGGCAAGCCGAACACCGGCACGTCGTCGGCCGCCTACAAGCGGGCCGTCGTCCTCGAGCACGCCTGATGGCGCCCCCCGAGAAGGCCCTAGTGCCGGCCATCCCCCCCAAGGATGAGCCGGCACCGCCGGCCGGCGCCGACGAGAGCGGCCCGGTCGTGAAAGCCGCCGAGCGCAGCTACGTGGTGCTCCGGGACTTCCGGGCCCGGGTGCGGGGGCAGCTGCTCAGGTTCGCTCACGGGGCGACCCTCGACGAGCACGTGGGCAAGCCTCTCCACGAGACGGGCGCTCCGGTGCGCCCGGTCGACCCGGAGCCAGACGAGCCCGAGAAGTAACGGAGGTCCGTAGTTGTCGGACGTGCAGCCGGCGCCGAACCCCGCCTCTCCTCTGGCGGGGCCGGCGCCGCAGCCGTATTTGGACGGGCCCACAGCCCAGTCGCTTCTGAGGACCCGCTACCCGCGGTTCCAGTTGCAGACCGCCCCGGGCGCCGGGGACATGCTCGTCGCGTCGATGGCACTCGACGAGGAAGGCCCGTTCCTCGGCGTGAAGTTGTACCCGGAGCAGGACCGGTCGTGGCCGCGCACGTTCGAGTACGGATGGCCGAACGTCGTGTCGGCCCCGTCGCCGCTGCTCGTCGCCCGGGACTTCCCCGGTGCGTGGCTGCTCGACTACGAGAAGGTCGTCCCACAGCAGGTGCTCGACTGGGTGGCGCTCGAGGTGTTCCGCATGTACGAGCTCGACAGCATCCGCACCGTGACGGCCGAATCGGTGTCGGGCGCTTCGGTGAAGTACGCGCCGCCGGTCGACTACAAGGGCGGCCAGATGTCCCAGCTGGACGTCATACAGCAGGCGCTTCTCGCCCCGTTCCAGGTGCGTGAGGGCCATGTCGTGCCGTTCATTTTCTGGTCGGGCGGATGACTTTCCCGATCGCCCGGTTCCTCAACCAGACGTGTGTCTACGAGGCGTTCACCGGTGTCGACAACCGGGACGATCCCATCTATGCGGCGGCGGCGACGGTGGCGTGCCGGATCGTCGAGGTGGACAAGGAGCGCTACGCCAAGGCGGAGGACGTGCGCCAGTCGGCGACGAAGGTGTGGCTCGACTTTCAGCCGCCGGTCCGTTCGAGGATCGACGGCCGCGAGGTGATCGACACGTCCGCTCTGGTCGAGGTCGGCGGCGGCAACCCGGGCTGGGTCGCGACGCTGCGCTGACGGACGGACGTTGACGGCACCCTCCCGGTAGTGGCCGAGGGGACGTTCTTCGCTGGATGCGACGAGCTCGCCGCCCGTGTGGGCGACGGAGAGCTCGAGGGGTCCGTTGAGGTCAACCAGGTGTATGCGCTCTACCAGCATGAGGGCGCCGACTTCAACCATCCCCGCGGCGGTGAGGCGTTCTATCTGCGCCGGCCGCTGTTCGAGCGGGCACCGGAGATGTTCGCCCGGTTCCGTGAGGTGATTGAGGCGGACGCCACGTGTGTCGGCGTGATGATCGGCGACGTGAACGACCTGGCCGACCAGATCCCCGTGAGGGCCCCGGTCGAGTTCGTGGTGTTGCGCCGCTCCGCCCACCCCGAGGTGCGCGACGACGGCGAGCTGGTGTACGAACGGCCGCCGGAAATGCCCCGGCTGACGCAGGCCGAACTCGACGAGATCCGCCGTGTCGCCGAGCCGGTCGTGAACCCGGAGGAGTGGCTGCGCCAGTGGCACTACCACCGCGGTGAGGGCGGCCACTGGGTCAAGGGCGCCCCCTAAAATGCTCAAGCTGTCCGACCTCGCCGCGTGGATCGAGGGTGTCGTCCCGGCCGGCACGTCGGTGTTCATCAACCGTGTGCCGGACTCGCCGGATCAGGTCGTGATGGCGTCGATCGCCCATGGCGGGAAAGGGTTCCTGTCCGACGGCGCCTTTCAGGAGGTCGTCGTTCACACCCGGTCCCGAGCTCTGACCGACGCCGGCGCCGAGCAGCTCGCTCTGACCGTCGACGCGGCGCTGATGAACACGAACCCGTTGCAGATCGGCGCCAGTTACGTCCGGGACGCCTATCCCGCCGGCGGGCCGCCTGTCTATTTCGAGCGGGACCAGCAGAACCGAACCGTCTACTTCTGTGACTACGTGTTGGAGGTACAGCGATGACCGATGTGAATACCGGCCCGGCGATGGTGGCTCAGGCCGAGGCCGAGCTTGCCGCCGCGGAGCAGCATCTTGCCGCGGCCGAAGCTGCGCAGCCGCCAGCGCCGCCGGCTGCGCAGCCGGCCGTGGCAGCCCCGGCGGGCACGACGGTCCATCTGGCCGCCAACGCCGGCCCGTGGCACCAGTTCGACCCGGGGGACGGCCTGCCGGTCATCACGTGGGCCGGGACGGACGTTGACGGCATGGTGGCCGAACAGATCGAGGCCGCCGCGGCCAAGGTCGGCTTTCCTCTCCGAAAGGACTGAGTAGGTGACTACTGCTCCCACAGCTAACCCGGTCGTGGTCGGCACCGCCGGGAATGTTCTGGTCGGCCACGTCCAGATCTACATTGCGCCGGTCGGCACCGCCGGCCCGGCCACCTCCGTCGCCTACGGCGGCGCATGGCCGGCCGGCTGGCTGCCGTCGGGTTTCACGGAGAAGGGTCTGACGGTCAACATGGACCGCAAGACCACCATGATCTACGTCGACGAGATCGCAGAGCCCGTCGCGGTCACCACCGACACCAACGACCCGTCCCTGGACATCGACTTCGCAGAGGACACCTTGCAGTCGATGGCGTGGGCCTACGGCGGCGGGACGATCACCACGACCGGTGTCGGCCCCACCCAGGTCACCACGCTGGCACTCTCCGACAATCTTACTCAGGTGGCGATCGGGTTCGAGGGGACCGCACCCGCCGGCAACTTCAGGCGGGTCGTCATCCCCGTGCTGGTGTCCACAGGGAAGGTCAAGACGACCTACCAGCGGGCCAAGGCCGCCCGCACCTACCCGGCGACGTTCATGTCGCTCGGCCCGCTCTCCGGCTGGACGATCCAGGAGATCGGCGCCGGGGTTGAGGCCCAGTAATGGGTTTCTCGGCCGCGTCGGTTGCGGTACTCGAATACGACTTCACGGCGTTCCCGCAGGACGGTGACGCATCGCTGCGTTGCACCGGGAAGGGCCGGATCCCAGAGCCGTCGAAGGCGCAGATCGAAGCGTTCTTCAACGAGATCGGCTCGTTCGTACAAATGCCCGGCAGCGCCGAGGACGACGATGGTCAGGTCGAGGCCCGCATCTACGAGCATCTGTCCGCCGTGTGTTCCGGCAAGCCGTCTGTCGACGAGCTCAAACTGTTGCCACCGCGGATCCTGTTCGAGTTCGCCAAGTACCTGTTCGAGAACCTGGTCCCAAAAGGCTAGACGAGCGTTATGAGGCGCTCGCCGGGGATCTCGACGAGCGCCAGACGCTCTACATGCTTCGCCGCCACTGCCAAGTGTCCGCGGTGGATGCGAACGAGCGGATGCCGTGGTGGGAGCGGCGTCTGCTCGTTGAGGGGATGCAGGTCGAGTTCTCCGAGGGCGAGGAGGTGACGGGTGGCAACTGACATCGGGGCCATCTACGCCCGGTTGGTGTTGGACCGGTCCCAGTTCACCCGGGAACTCGCCGCCGCGAAGGAGGAGGCCAGGGCGTTCGGGGATGTTGTGGTCCCGATCGACGCGAACCCGGCCCGGTTCGACGCGGCCAGCGTCGAGGTGTTCGCAGCGAAACGGGCGATGGCCGAACCGGTCGACGCGACCGTGGGGGCCGACACGGCTCCGTTCGATTTGGGCGCTGCGCATGTGTCGGCGTTGAAGAAGGCGATGGCTCGGCCGGTGGATGTCCCGGTCGAGATCGACGCGTCGAAGTTGGGCTTGTTCAAGCGGCTGGTCGGCGGCGGGGAGTCGCCGGGAGATGTCGCCAAATATCTCGGTTTCTCGAAGGCGGAGCTGTCTGCGGCGCTTGGGGCGTTGGCGGTGCAGGCGGCGCAGGACGCCCGGGCCCAGTTCTCTGAGGCGGGTGCGTACGCGGCGGAGCAGATGGTCGCCGGGTGGATGGCGGCGGCGCAGCGGGAACTCGGTTCTGGTTCTGCGATGAAGTCGGGGTTCTATCGGCTGCTCACGGGTGGCTCCGACCCGTACATGTCGACGGGTGGCGCGATCCCGATGCCGCCGTCCGACCCGGGCTGGCGGTACTGGTCTGCACCGCTGGCGTTAGGCCCGGGCGGGGCTGAGGGCCCGATCCCGGCCGGGGCTGAGGGCCCGATCCCGGCCGGTACGGTCGGCGACACCGGCCCCGGGCTGCTGTCCCGGTTGGGCGGGTTTTTCACCGGCCGGATGGGTGGCCGTACCGGTGACGGCGGGTCCGGCGGGCTCGGCGTGCTCGCCCCGATCGCAGCGGCGGGCGGTGTCGGCGCGCTGCTGTCAGGGCTGCTGTGGGGTGGCGGGTCGGCCGGGTTCATGGGTATCGGCGGCGGCATGGCCGGGGTGGGGTCGCTCGCGTCGTTCGGCGGGCTAGGCCCGGAGCATCTGCTGATGACCCTGCTCGGGTTGGGTGGGAACGCCGCTGGCGGTCTGGCCGGCGGCGCTCTGCTCGGGCTCGGCTCGTTGGGGGTGATGGGTGTCGGGATGGGCACCGACATGGCCGGGATCGGCCAGGCGGCAGGCGACATCAAGTCGGCGTATTCGATCATCGGCAACTCGGCGCTCACGGCCGCGCAGAAGCAGCGGCAGTTGAACCAGGCGTTGCATGATCTCACCCCGGCGGCCCGGTCGGCGGTGATGTCGGCTGCGACGACGGCCACCCAGTTCCATGCCATGTTCGACAGGCTGACGGGGCCGGCGGAGGCGATCGGCGCCCGGATCATCCAGCAGGCGATGTTGGTGGGCGAGAAGTTCCTGCCGACGATCGGGAAGTTCGCGGCGCAGAACATGGGGATCATCCAGTCGTCGTTGCAGCCGCTTTTCTCATGGTTGCAGGGTCCGGGGCTGACGATCTTCACCCAGTTGGAGGCGAAGTTCCAGCAGGATCTTCCCACGGCGATGCACGCGTTCGATCAGGGTGTCGAACTGTTGATGCGCACCATCGGGTTGATCGCCCCCAAGACGGGCGGTTTGATCCACGCGATCGACCGGCTGGTCACCAAGTTCAACGGGGCCGGCTGGGGCACATGGTCGGCGGGGATCAACAAGCTGATCGGCGATTTCCGGCGGTGGGAGGCGCTCGTCAAGATCCTGGTGGCGGACATCTACCAGCTGTTCCATCATGATGCCGGGACCGGTTCGGCGATCGTCGTCACTCTCACGCAGATGCTTACGAAGCTGCACGCGTGGGAGACGTCGGTGCAGGGCGGCAAAGCGTTGCACAGCATTTTCGTCACGCACAAGGCGGAAGTGATCGCCCTGCTGCGCCTGCTCCCGAACCTGATCTCGGTGTTCGGCCGGTTGTATCTGACTGTGGCGCCGACGATGACGGAGATCGTCACCGGGCTGGTGAAGATGGTCGGGTTCATGCAGGGGATCCCGGGGGCGGGGGCGCTCCTGTCGTGGGGGTTAGCGGTCGGGATTTTGGCGAACAAGATCGGGCTGCTCAGACCTCTTGCGGGCGTGATCGACCGGGCGCTCGGTGCCCTGATTTTCGGCAACGACACGACGTTCATCGCCGGCATCACCGGCCAGCTGTCGAAACTGGCGAGTCTGGCGTGGGGGACTTTGGCGGGCGGCATCCGGGCTGTCGCCGCGGCGTTCGGGGCGATGGATCTGTCGATGCAGCTGCTCACTGGGGTCGGGGTCGTGGCTTTGGCGGTCGGGATCTACGAGCTCATCAAGCATTTCGGGGTGCTGCCGGGGCTGATGATCGCCGGTGCGGTCGCTGTCGGGGTGTTGACGGTGGCGATGATCGCGTTGGACACGGTGCCGGTCGTGGCCCTGGTCGTCGGGATCGGTCTGGCGATCGTCGGCCTGATCGCCGGGATAATCTGGCTGGCGGAGCATTGGCGGACCGTGTGGGACGGTATCAGGGCCGGGACGGTCGGTGCGGTGCACGGGATCGAGGCTGCGATCCACTTCCTGACCGGCCTGTGGCCGACGATCACCAAGGACGCGGCGGCCGGGTTCAAGGCGGTGGTCGGGTTCTTCAAGACGCTGTGGCCGACGATCGAGAAGGGGGCGTCGGCCGGGTTCCACGCCGTGGTCGGGTTCTTCAAGACGCTGTGGAAGGACATCACCAAGGACGCGGCGGCCGGCGCCAAAGCGTTCGTGGAGTTCTTCAAGAAACTGCCCGGCGAGGCACTCAAGGCGTTGAAGGCGCTCCCGCACGATCTCGGTTTCCTCGCCGGCTACGCCCTCGCCACGATGGCGTTGGCGTTGGTGAAGGCCGCGAAGGCGGTGTGGGATTTCTTCACCCAGTTCGTGCCGACCGTCGCGAAGAAGATCGGCGATTGGGCCGGCGCTCTCGGCAAGCTGGCGTTGGCGGCGCTCGCAGCGATGGCATCGGGGATAGCGACCGGAGCGAAGGCGGTGTGGGACTTTTTCACGGCGCTGCCCGGCAAAACAGTCGGGTTCCTGACCGGGCTGCCCGGCGACCTGTCGAAGTCCGGGTCGGCCGGTATCGGCGGGATGGTGGCCGGGATCACCGCGGCTGCGGGGGACATCTGGTCGTTCTTCAAGGCTCTCCCGGGCGGGATCGTCGCAGCGTTCGGGGACGCCTGGTCGATCCTGAAGAGTGTCGGCGAGCACATCATGGGCGGTTTGCTCCGCGGGATCGAGTCGGCCGGGTCGGCAGTGGTGGGTGCCGTGACCGGGTTCATCGGGGGCCTGATCTCGGGGGCGAAGCGTGCGGCCGGCATCAAGTCGCCGTCGACGAAGTTCCACGCGATCGGCGTCTACATGATGGAGGGCCTCGCTAACGGCATCCACTCCGGGTCGGGCCAGGTGTCGGCGGCGATGGACCGGGTGAACGGGCTGGTGTTGGGCGCCGGGAACGGTATGACGATCGGTGTCGGCTCGGTCAACGTGAACGGTGCGAAAGACAGGGTGGCGGAGCTGGTCGCCACGCAGCATCAGACTTTGGTCGTGCAGGAGAAGTTGGTCGCCACGCAGCATCAGACTTTGGTCGTGCAGGAGAAGTTGGTCGCCACGCAGCATCAGACTTTGGTCGTGCAGGAGAAGTTGGTCGCCGAGAACGTCCGGTTGCGGACCCAGGTCGTCGATCTTCTCGGGAGGCTCGAGGAGGCGGGTGTGATGGCCGCTGACGCCTCGCAGCGGACCGCTAACGCTCTCACCAACCTGCCCGGCCAAGTAGCCCTGCTCAAGCGGACGGGGGCCCTGTGATGGCGGCTGTGGTGCTCGACCAGGTGTGGATCGCCCTGGCGTCGAACCTGGCGGCGCCGATCACGGCCTACTCGTCCGGGTTCGCGTCGGGGTCGGGGTCCCAGTCGGCCGGGAACGCCGGGGTCGACATCCGGGCCGGTCAGGGCGAGGTGCGCATGTACGCGTCGGGCCGGGCCCGGAACGTGGTGGCTGTCGGGACGAAACGGTCCTACCAGATGACGCTTCGGATGGTGTCGTCGTCGGACATGCTCACGTTGGAGTCGTGGATCAACCTGACGGTCCTGTTTCGGGACCGGGTGGGCCGCAAATGCTTCGGGGTGTTCAACCAGATCCAACCCTACGATTACAAGGGCCAGTTGCTTCACGACGTCACCCTGACGATCGTCGAGGTCACCACCAGCGAGGCCGTGTAGCGGTGCAGCCGCTCGTCGACCCCCAGTACCGGCCGTACACCGCCGACCAGGTGTCGGGGATTCTCACCTGCCGGGCGTTGCAGGTGGCGTCGGG